TTCTTGGAGTCAAACCTTGTTTTCTTAACGATTGATTTATTCTGTCTAGTAAATACGCCATGTTCTATTTATGTCAAAGACCAAGTTCTTTTTCTGTGATAACTTTAAACTGCCATCCATGTTCTCTACAGAAAAGGTCTGCAGCCCGCCACTTCTCCTGGTTGATAGCATAAGTGGCTGCCTCTTGGATGAATCTTTTAGTCTTACGTTTTTGTACTGGCATTTTGGTCTGAGCCAATGGTTTTACCTCTAATATATAAGTGGTGACCTTACCATCTTTAAGACGCATTTTTACAATAAAGTCTGGAAAGTATCTGTGTGTTTTATTATCCACGGGAGACACGTATGGTATTTGCAGCTCTTCAGACGCCCACCAGATAACATTTGGGTGGTCGTCAAAATACTTCATAACTCTCAGTTCCCAGTTGGAACGATATATGATATTTTTTGAATTCCCGTTGTACTTGGACGGGTTCTTAGGTAAAAAAGTTCCTTTATATGACATAAATAGTATCTAGGCAACCAAAAGGCAGACAATGGCATTTTTCTCACTTACAGATATAAAATATATTCCTGGTCAGAATAGGAATTTTGAACTCAATTCCGACCAATTTAATATAGACAATAAACGCTATCCTATTGATATTGGCTCAACGGATAAAGGCCATTACATGATGTTTTTTATTAATGTGCAAGAGAGAACACAAGTTGGTGGTTATAATTATGATGATACGGCAACAGCTAAAGTTTTAGAAAATACCAGTGGATCACAAAATGGGTTTACTGCAGGCCAAGAAATAGTTACAAATGTGTTGGATTTTGTGGCAGAAAGAAATGCTATACAAGATGAGAGTTTAACTAGATTCGAAGGGAGTTATGATGGCTCTGCTTCCGATGACGGAACAACATCTGGTATTATAGACGAAATCAATTCAAAGAACACACTTTTTAAAGCCGGCCAGTATGCTAAATCATTAAAAGAATCGGATCTTTTAAAGAGAGGAAACTTTTTTAGAACTGTAAAGAGAACAAAAGATACCATTGCTTTGTATATGCCAGATACATTGGCATTTGATTATCAACAATCTTTTAGTGATGTGAGTGTAGCTTCTGGATTAGGCCTTCTTGGTGCCGGTTTACAAGCTGGCGCTTCTCTTATGGATTCAGGTAAAAAAGGAATTGATGCTGTACAAAAAAATATGGCTCCATTTGTTGCTGAAGCTGTGTCTGGTGTTGGTAAAAAGTTTGGTCTGGATAAAAATGTTTTATTTACAGCGCTTTCTGCCGCAACAGGTGGTGCTTTAGCAGTTAACCCACAACTAGAGTTGATATATCAATCACCATCTTTTAGAAATTTCAGATTTCAATTTATGTTTTATCCAAGAAGCAGAAAAGAAGCTGAACAAGTTTTAAGTATTATTGATATGTTCACATTTCACCAAGCGCCAGAAGTTTTAACTTCATCATTTGGAAGATATTTGGTTCCTCCATCCGAGTTTGATATTAAATTTTATTATAACGGCCAAGAAAATCCAAATATACCTAAAGTTTCCACTTGTGTGATGACGGGAATTTCAGTTGATTATGCACCAAATGGTTTTGCTTCTTATGAGACATTATTGAACTCACCTGAGCGTGGTGGAACTGGTATGCCTGTTGCTATTCGTATGGACTTGTCATTTAAAGAAACAGAAATTATCACTAAACAATTCTTATCGGGTGAACAAGTTAAGTATAAATCACCGTTCAGAGGTGATGAAGCAATTAATGGTTTAGATTTTGGTAATGAAAGAAGTGGAGAACTTAGAACGCAAGCTGAGATTGATGCTTCTAAAGATTTGGGTGATTGGAATGAAACAGGTATAACCTTTGAAACTACTGCTACATCGGATACTGAATTTGATTTGGCTAATGGTAGTTGGGGTACGGAAGACACAACTGGAATTGATGAGTCTGGTAGTGGCGGTACTATAGGAGGTGCATGATATGGCAAAATATTTTAATTTCTTTCCTAAAACATCCTATTATAAAAGTAAAGATTCAACGTCTTTAGATGTTGTTACTAATATTACTTCAAGGTTTAACTTTGATGATAGGTTGAAACAGAATGCTTCCACATATTACAAGTATAAAATAAAAGATGGTGATACACCTGAAATTTTAGCTTCCAAAATTTATGGTTCTCCAGAAAAACATTGGATTATTTTGGCAATGAATAACATCGTAGACCCACTTTATGAATGGCCTTTAGCACAAAGAACAGTTGGTAAATTTATTGAAGCAAAATATTCACCACCATCATATGCTAATACTGCAAATACTGGTGTGACTGGTTTAGAATGGGCAAGAAATAATACGCAAGCTTATTTTAAAATAGAAACAAAAACCAATACGACAACCGGATTATATAAACAAGATAAAATTAGACTTGATGCTAACACTTATGCAAATGTGGTTACATCCGATACAAGTTATACTTTAAGTGATAAAACTCCTTTAAGAGTTGTAGTTTCAAAAGAAACAAAATCTTACTATGAATATGAAATTGAATTGAATGAAAACAAAAGAAATATAACCATTTTAAAACCTGAATTTGTAATTGACATTGAAACAGAATTTAAAAATGTGATGAAAGATTCTATATGAGTGATTTTAATCTAAAGCAACCTACAGACTTTAGAATTAACGAACTGACTCTTGTTACCAAAGGTGGTAAAATTGAGTTGCGAGAAATTTTTGAAGAAATTAACATATATGAAAGTATGTTAACTCCTTGTATTTCTGGTGATATTATTATCAATGATGCCATTGGCCTATCTTCAAAATTGTTAATTGACGGTACTGAAATTATTCTAATAGATATAGATAAAGGTGAAGGCCTTTTTAGGTTGAAAAGAGCTTTTAGGGTATACAAACAAACAGATAGAAGAAATATTAACCAAACAAGTGAATCATATGTTTTAAAATTTGCTTCTGAAGAAGTTATTTTATCTGAACAACAATTGATAGCTGAATGTTATAAAGGCACTTATACCGATGCGGTCAAAAAAATATTGAGTAACAAGTTAAAAGTTCCTGTTTCCAATTTTGTACCAAAGAATTTTGAAAAGTCCTATGGTGCAATTGACGTAATTATACCAGGTTTAAAACCATTTGATGCTTTAAATTGGTGTTCAAAACGAGCCATTGACTCTAAGGGTCAACCAACTTTTATGTTTTTTGAGAATGTGGAAGGTTATAACTTTACAACTCTGTCTAAGATTATGCAACAACCTTCTATTTTCAATGTAAACTTTGATATTAAAAACTTACAAAATGATGATATTAAGACTGAATTGCTTGGTGCAAGAGCAATGGAAGTTATGACTCAATTTGATTTTATTAAGAGTACACAAGCTGGTGTTTTTGCAGGAACATTTGTTGGTATTGATCCGCTAACTAGACAAATAATAACTCAAAAGAAAAGTTTTGATAATGTGTTTGCAACGACCAAACATGGTAATGAAAATCCAAATTTGCCTATTGAAACAAATAAATTAGGTAAAACAAACTATCAAATGACAGATTCTAGGGTTGTGTATTACTTAACAACAGGCCAAAGACCGCAATCAGCATATATTAAAACAAATGAACCTGGTTCATTACAAGTTGATGATGTGCCTCAGAAATACACATATGCTAGAAAAGCATTGTTACAAAATTTTACATCACAGAGATTGAAAATAGTTTTACCTGGAAACTTTTTAGTATCTCCAGGTCGAACAATTAATTTGGAAGTCCCAACTCGGTCTTTCAATACTAAAGGTGGTAATAACTATGATTCGACTTTAAAAGGAAAATATGCTATTCTTTCCACTAGACACATTATAAAATACAATATGTTTGAAACTGTTGCAGAGGTAGTAACAGATTCTTCTGCTAAACCTGTTGTAGCTGCAAACAGACAATTAGCCAAAAGCGTAGGAAACTATTAACATGTATGAAAATGATTTAGCAAATTTAAGCAATTGGACTGGAGTCGTAGAAGATTACGATGACCCGTTGAAAACTGGAAGACTCCGTGTCCGTATCAATGGTTTTCACAATATAAACAAAACAATTCTTCCTACAGATTGTTTACCTTGGGCTATGGTTGCATTACCAGTTAATGGTTCAACAACAGTCACAGGGCCAAAAGTTGGAGATTGGGTCATTGGTTTTTTCTTTGATAGAGAATCAGCACAACTTCCAGTTGTAACACACGTTCTTCCAGGTATTAATACTGTGGTTGTTAAACAACCTGTTGGTGCACCTCAAATGCCAGCTGGTGAAATCTATGATAGACCTGGTCAACCATCTTTGCCACCATTAGGTCGAGGTGTTGTACAATATACTGCTATAGATACTTCAAATAGAAGAAGAGCACACGTTTGTGATATTTCGTATGAAGTGGATCAAACTGTTTCTGCCATAAAAACTCTTTTCGGTCCAGTGTTTGATACAATTAGAAAACTTATCAATGCCGCCATTGGTGCTACATGTCTCGATCCAACTGGAATTTCAAAAACGATTGTGGATATAGTTAGAAAAGTTACTGCTTTTATAAAAGAGTTTACAAGAGTGGTAAAAGAAATACAAAAAACTGTTAATGGTTGGCTGGAAGTTGCTAGAAAAGTGAGAGCAATGATTGATTACATTCTCAGTTTACCAGCAAAAGCAGCAGCTTTCTTTACAGATTGTGTGAAGAAATTTACAGCAATTTTAAGAAAAGGCCTTAAAGATTTATTTACGGATTTGGTTGGTGATGTAGAAATTGGCGGTATTGGAGAAGTAATAACTGCTGTACAAGAAGGTGCTGATGCCGTTCAAGATTTAGCAAACTCAGGCGCAAGACTTATTGCAACAATTCAACCTGCAAGCATAGCAGCAGTAATTCTTTCACCAACAAGTCAATCTGAAGTTGATGCTGCAGGCGTAGCTATGAACAAATTAATTAGTGATGCAGGCCCAATAAATAGCCCACTTGACGTTGGCCAAGGACCTTGATATAAAAGTGAAATAATAAAATATGTCAGATACATTTATACCTTACGTGAGAGAAGTGGATCCTGAAAGGCCTTCTGAAGACTATGGTTGGACTGAGCCAGAATCGCCAGCGTCTACAGAATATCCACCAAAATATCCATTTAATAATATTACGCAAACTCCATCTGGACATATGTTTGAGATGGATGACACACCTGGCGGAGAAAGAATACGTATTCATCATCGCTCAGGAACATTTACTGAAATGCATCCAAATGGTGATGAAGTACATAAAATTTATGGTGATGGTTATGAAATTATTACCAAAAATAAAAATGTTTTAATTAGTGGCGTTTGTAATATTACTATTGAAAAAGATTGTTTAATTCACGTTAAAGGCAATAAAAAAGAATTGATTGATGGTAATTACAGTATTGTTGTTAAGGGTGATTATACTGTTACAGCTCAAGATACTGCCAGCATAACATCGAAAGATACAGTTAGTCTTATGGGAGATACATTATCACTTAGAACTCCTGATGTAGTTATTACCGGTAACATGGTTGTCGATGGCGCCTTAGACGCATATACAGTTAGCTGTGCTACACTTACTGCAAGGGCTGGTGTTTCCTGTGGAGTAGGAGATCCAGGTAATCCATTAAAAGGTCAAATTCCAGTTTTGCCTACAGGCATTTTTTCTTCAACAACAATTACAGCTTTGCTTGGTGTTGCAGCTCCATTAGGAACTTTTGGATTAATGAGTTCAGTATTAATGACCGATACGGTAAATACTGCACTACATAATTGCCACATTCATGTGGGCTTCAAAGGACCTACAGGTCCACCAATTCCAAAAATGATTTAAGGATATATTATGGCGACTCTTTTTGATAGAACAGGTTTTAATTTTACCGACACCAGTGGTGCAATAACTACATTGCCAAATACAGCTATTCAACAATTGAATACGGCGCCAGCATTGGTACCAAATCAATGGATGAGAGATGATTTGATAAATGATGATACCACTGGTTATTATGTGAACCCTGTGGCAAACTCATGTAATACTATTTGGCTTTCTGCCAATACTTTAATTAATACTACAAGCTCAGTAACAGGCTCTGGCAATTTAACGGCATTGTGGACAACAATTAATAATAATTTTAAATCTATTGCTGGATATAGTGTTACAACTGGAGATGCTGAAAATCCTCCAATTGTGACTACGCATGTTCCTGGCCAAATCGTACAATTTATAAACCACACCAATAGAATTTCTGGTGTGGTTCCAATTACTGCAAATACAGACGCAGCCGATAAACCACATCTTGAACAAGCCATGCAAATTGGTCGAGCATTAACATATGTAATATATCAAGTTGATGGTCGTGAAGACAATGCACCCATGTTAGGCAGTTTTACAAGTATTCTTATAGCTAACACAATTAACGATTATGCTAATGTTGTTGTTACATATGTTAATACGGTTAATAGCAGCATTACAATAACTACTGAAACTGTTGGTGAAAATGTAATTACAACAAAAGTCTCAAATTTATCATATGCGGCCGTAAATAGTATTGCCACAACTGCTAATACTTTAAATACTTTGTTTTTGGAAAGGCGAATACATGATGAGAATTTTTATAGAAAATCAAATGAATTGGTTAATGAAGCTAAGAATATACGCAGATATGAAAATTTAGGAGCATCTGAAGAAAACCTAGTTCAAAATCTTATTGGAAGTGATAAATTAAAATCTAGGCTTGGCCAACCGTAATATAAATAGAAAATGGCAACAATAATAACAACAACAAGTAGAGAATGGCAAGACTTGGATTTGAATTTTGCAATTCATCCGGTCCGTAAAGATATCAACAAACACAAAGGTGAACTGGCTGTAATTAATTCAATTAAGAATTTAATTTTAACCAATCACTATGAAGTACCGTTTCAACCAGAGCTTGGTTGCAATGTGAGAAAACTTCTATTTGAACCATTAGATATGGTCACATCAACTTTAATTGAACGTGAAATTGTGGAAACAATTACCAATTTTGAGCCTAGAGCAAGTGTTTCTAAAGTTATTGTCAAACCAGATTTTGATAATAATGGATTTAAAGTTGAACTATTGTTTCAAATCATTAATAGAACCG